GGCTCTTGGTTATACGGCATCTGAATTCGTGACGCATATTGAGGCGCAGTTTTGTGGCGGGATGGGGTGGCATAATATGGCGGACTGGCAGATAGATCACATCATCCCCATGAGTTCCGCCAGATCAGTAGATGATGTTGTCGCTCTTAACCAGCTTAGCAACTTAAGGCCACTTTGGGCGAGTGAAAATAACGCTAAGAAAGACAAGAGAGACTACTTGCTTTGACAAATGAGCTTACACGAGGCGATAGAAATATCATCTGGGTGGAAGAGCACTGCATGGTCCCCGAGGGGAGTATGGTCGGACGTCCGATGGTGTTGCGCGATTGGCAGCGCGAAATCATCAAGGGGATATACGATAGCCCGACGCGAAACGCACTAATCAGCTTCGCAAGGAAGAACGGCAAGACCGCTCTGACCGCTTGCTTGCTATTGCTGCACCTTGTCGGGCCGGAGGCTATGCCAAACTCGCAGTTGTATTCTGCGGGGCGATCACGGCGTCAAGCTGCGGTTCTGTTTGAGTTGGCTGCAAAGATGGTGCGGATGAGTCCTGACCTGAAAGCCTATGTGCTGGTGAGGGACACAGCGAAAGAGCTTCTGTGTTCTGAGTTAGGCACGCTTTACCACGCCATGTCTGCCGAGGCGTCAACCGCTCACGGAACGTCACCTATCTTTGTCGTGCATGACGAGCTAGGGCAGGTAAAGGGACCGCGTGACGATCTTTATTCCGCTCTGGAAACGGGAATGGGCGCACACGAGAATCCGCTGTCGATTGTGATATCGACGCAGGCTGCAACTGATAACGACCTTTTGTCAGGCTTGCTTGATGATGCGCTGACGAATTCCGACCCTGAGACAAAGATATTCTTTTACACCAGCGACCCAGAGGCCGACCCGTTCGATGAAAAGACGATGCGCTCCGCCAACCCGGCGCTTGGCGACTTCCTGAACATCAAAGAAGTTAAGGCGGCGGCTGAGAAGGCTCGGCGCAGACCCGCCGGAGAGGCGGAGTACCGCAATCTGCACCTTAATCAGCGGGTCAACAGGGAAAACCCGTTTATATCGCCATCAATCTGGAAGATGAACGGCGCTGACCCGGAACCGCTAGAGGGCCGCAAGGTCTGGATCGGTATCGACCTGTCAACATCGCAAGACCTTACGTTCTTCGCCAGCGTGGCAGAGCGGGACGGGTTCGTTGATGTGCATTCGTCGGCATGGTTGCCGGGTGATGGGATCGAGGACAAGTCGAAAGAGGATCGGGTTCCGTATGATCTCTGGCGGGATCAAGGCCACCTTAATACAACTCCTGGTAAAACGATCCGATACGGCCACTTGGCGGCGTACCTGCGCGGCGTGTTTGATACGCAAGACGTGCAGAAGGTGGCGTTTGACCCGCACAAGTTTCAAATTCTTGAGCCACTTCTGGTTCAGGAGGGTTTCACCGAAGAAGAGCTTGAGCGGTTTTTGCCGGTTCAGCAGTCTTACAAATTCATGTCGCCATATCTGAACGAGCTGGAGGCGTATTTGGTCGAAGGGAAACTTCGCCATGGTATGCACCCGGTTCTTTGGATGTGCGCGGCGAATGCTCGGATCAAAGAAGGCCGAGTCACGGGTGACAGGTTGCTAATAAAGCCGTCTACTGTTGAGCGGATTGACGGCATGGTTGCGCTTGCTCTCGCGGTTGGCGCGATGGCGTCTGATCTTGGGACCGGCGGCAGTCACGGCCCGTCCGTTTATGAAGAGCGCGGCCTCTTAGCCGTTTAGGGGTGCGAATGGGTATTTTAGACATGTTCCGGCGCACATCTGCGGCGGGAAACACAGAAGTTCGGGCGATGGCTGGCGAGAGTGCGGCATTCTCCGGCTTTGACGATCCGGCGTTTTACGAATTTATGCGCGGCGGCGCTGGCGGGATGACGGAATCCGGCGCAAATATCACGGCAAAGACCGCGATGAAAAACACAACAGTTCTCCGATGTGTCTCATTGATTGCGTTTAGCATCGGAATGCTGCCGCTTCACATGCAGCGCAAGGATGACAAGTCAAAGGCAACCGACCACCCGCTTTTTAGGGTGCTGCACAGGAAGCCGAACGCGTGGCAGACTGCGTTTGAATTTCGGAGCCTGATGCAGCAACGCGCACTTGTGGACGGTGATGCCTTCGCAATGATCGTCCGCAGCGGTATCCGGTTGACACAGCTTGTACCGATTGCGGGAGATCGGGTGACGGTCAGGCAGCGGGACGATTGGGCGCTAGAGTACGACGTTGACCGGGGCAACCGGGGCCCGATCACCTTGGCGCAGTCCGATGTGTTCCACCTGCGATATGGACTGTCGGATGACGGCATCACAGGCCTTTCGCTGGTCAAGCAGGCGGCAGAGGCTATCGGGCTGGCGCAACAGGCCGAGAAATCGGCGGCGCGGCTGTTCCGCAACGGAATGATTGTTGGCGGTGCGCTGAAGCATCCGGGAAAAATCTCGCCAGAAGCATATGAGCGGCTTCGGGCCAGCATGAACGATGACGCAGGGGCAGAGAATGCGCACCGCTGGAAGATCCTAGAGGAAGGCATGGAGTTACAGCCATCCTCGCAGACGAACCAGCAAGGTCAGGCGATTGAACAGCGCAAGCACCAGATCGAGGAAACGGCGCGACCGTTTGGCGTTCCGCGCCCGCTTCTGGGTGTTGACGATACGTCTTGGGGGTCCGGTATCGACGTTTTGGGGCAATTCTTTGTTCGATACGGTCTCAACCCGTGGTTTGAGGCATGGCAACAGGCAATCGAGCGTTCTCTTTTGACGGAAAAAGAGGCTGACGAATACGAAATAAAGTTCAATGCAGCCGCGCTGTTGCGTGGTTCGATGAAGGATCAGGCCGATTTCTTCGCAAAAGGCCTTGGCTCTGGCGGACATCAGCCATGGCTGCACCCTGACGAGCCGCGCGACTGGATGGACCTGCCGCGCCGTGACGATCTTCCCGGCCCGATGGGGCAACAGAAAGGAGGCCCGGATGAGCCTGCGTAAACTCCCAAAGATTGAGGCGATCAAGGCGCTATCCAATATGGAGTGGCAGCCGCGAACCGACGTTATCGACCGCTGGAACGCTGGCGTTCGCGCCGCAAATTCTGACGAAGCGGCCATCTCCATTCTTGGCGAGATCGGCGGCGGCGATTATGGCGATGGCATCACTTCAAAGCGGATCGCCGGTGCGCTTCGGTCCATTGGCGAGCGTGAAGTTCGCGTGGACATCAACAGCCCCGGCGGCGATTTTTTCGAGGGCGTTGCGATTTACAACATGCTGCGCGAACACAAGGCCAAGGTGACGGTGAACGTTCTTGGCCTTGCGGCTTCGGCGGCTTCGGTAATCGCAATGGCTGGCGATGAAATAAAGGTCGCGAAAACAGGTTTTCTGATGATCCATAACGCGTGGGGCATCACTATCGGCAACCGTCACGACATGCAGGCGTCGGCATCGATGATGGAGCCTTTCGACCGTGCCATGCGCGACCTGTACGCTGAAAGGTCTGGGGTAAAGCCTGCTGACGTTGAGGCTTGGATGGACGCTGAAACATTTTTCACTGGTGAGGACGCCGTGAAAGCGGGGCTTGCTGATGGGTATCTGTCCGCATCCGATATCGAACAGGATCACGACAACGGCAAGCGGGCCTCGGCCATTGCCAGAATCGAGGCCAGCATGGCCGCACAGGGATTGTCCCGCCGGGAGCGCCGTAGCCTCCTGGCGGAACTGCAAGGGGGGTCTGACGTATCGACCCCCGACGTCATGCCGCGCGCTGACATCATCGCCGCAATTCGCGGCAACACCGAGAAACTTAAAATCTGACAGGAGTTTCATTATGAAACACTTCAAAAAGCCCGTTCGCGGGCTTGTCGGTGTGCGCGCTGATGCAAGCACTGACATCAAGGCTCTGATTGAAGATCAGGGCAAGGCCTTTGAAGCGTTCAAGGCGGCGCACACCAAGGAACTTGGCGACCTGAAAAAGGGCATGGGCGATGTTGTCCAAACCGAACAGGTTGACCGGATCAACGCCAGCGTCGGCGACCTGCAAGCGGCCATCGACTCGGCCAACGCAAAGATTGCGGCCATGTCGATCAACGGCACCGGTCCCGACAGCGTGAAGGATGCAGAATATACCGACTCTTTTCGCGCGCACTTCAAGCGCGGCGAGATTCAGGCCAACTTGAATAAGGGCGTTGACTCTGAGGGCGGCTACCTTGCGCCGGTCGAGTGGGATCGGACAATCACAGACAAGCTGGTCGAAGTTTCACCGATGCGCGAAATCGCTACCGTGCAAAATATATCGACGGCTGGTTTTTCCAAGCTGTTCAACCTTCGCGGCACTGGCTCAGGCTGGGTTGGCGAGGCGGCTGCACGTCCCGAGACGAACACGGCTGCTTTTGGGTCTATGACTTTCACGCCCGGCGAAATCTATGCAAACCCGGCGGCAACGCAGGGGATGCTGGATGATGCGGCGGTCAACCTTGAGTCATGGCTTGCGAACGAGGTTCAAACAGAGTTTGCCAAGCAGGAAGGGCTTGCGTTCGTTTCCGGCAACGGCACCAACAAGCCGAACGGTTTCCTGACCTATGCGACCGGCGCGGCAAACGCTGCGGCAAACCCGCTTGGCGCTATCGGCGTGAATACGGCGGCTTCTGCAACTGCCGTATCCGAGGATGAACTTCTCGACCTGATCTACGCGGTTCCGGCTAGCTACACCAACGGAGCGCGGTTTGTGATGAACCGCACGGTGATGGGCACGATCCGCAAACTGCGCGATGCAGATGGTAAGCAGCTTTGGCAACCTTCGACCGTTGCGGGACAGCCTTCGCAACTGCTGGCGTATCCCGTCACGGAAATGGCCGATATGCCGGGGTTGGCAGTCGGCACCACGCCCATTGCATTCGGCAACTTCGCCCGTTCGTATCTGATCGTTGACCGTACCGGCGTGCGCGTCCAGCGCGACCCCTACACCAACAAGCCTTACGTCATGTTCTACACGACGAAGCGCGTTGGCGGCGGTGTGGTTGATCCCCAGGGTATGCGAATCCTGAAAATGGCTGCTGCCTAATCAATCGCCCCGGCTGTGATGGCCGGGGCATCCTTTCACCGGAGATGATGATATGAGCGAAGAAAAGAAGGCCCCCGCCAAGGCGGTTACAGAAAAGAAGGCACCTGACGGCGTTATGACGCCAGAGCGCGCCAAGGAACTTGGGCTTGACCCGTTCCCGTATGGCGGCAAGTAAAATGCACAGGCTCACCCGCATCACACCTCCCGCCGTCCGGCCATTGTCTTTGGATGAGGCGCGAGACCATTTGCGGGTGACGCAAAACGCTGAGGATGCGTTGATTTCTATGCTGATCGAAACCGCAGAGGCGTGGCTTGATGGCTGGCGCGGCGTTCTTGGCCTGGCGCTTGAGCCGCAGACTTGGGAGTTATCGCTTGATCGCTTCCCTGCGGGCGCGTTCTGTATCCCGCTTGGCCCGGTGGTTTCCGTTACATCTGTGTCATACGTGGACGCGGAAGGCGCGGAGCAGGTGCTTGCACCCGCAGAATATGAAGCAGACGGCGAACGAGTGCGCCCTGTCGGCGGATGGCCTTCCACAGGCCCCACCATGGGCGCTGTGAAGATCCGCTTCGTCGCTGGCGAGGGTACACCGGAGAATATCAAGCACGTTGTGCGGTTGCTGATTGGCCATTGGTACACGAACCGGGAGTCAGTTGGCGACCGGCTGGAAGCGATGCCAATGGGGGTCAATATGCTGATCGACACTGTTCGTGTGGTGCGTATCTAATGACCGCTGGCAAGATGGATCAGCAAATCACGCTACAGCGCGCCACAGCCACGCCAGACGGCGGGGGCGGCGTGACAGAGGTGTGGGGCGACATGCCTGACAACGCGACTGTGTGGGCATCTGTGAAGGCCAAGGCGGGCCGCGAGAACACGGACGACGGGCGCACGAACGCGACTTTCGTTGTGCTGTTCGAGATATACAACCGGTCTGACATTGACGAGCGGGA